CCTTTATTAAATTATCGCTTATTTAGTCGAGATGAAAACTTTTCCACATCTGCGTCTAATTGCGGTGTTAATGATTCATTCGCTGCATCATCTTGTGTGTTATCTACAGGAGGGTTTGCTTCTGCATCAGCTTGTTGTTGCTGTTGCATTTCTGGTGGTAATGTTGGACCACCAGTGCCTGCTGCCTCTTCTTTTGCAATTTGTTTCTTCATTTCGGCCATAGTTTCTTTGTCCATTTGAAGAACATTCTTCTGAACCCATTCCATAGAATAGTATCTACCAATATATGGGTCAACAGTTTGCAATACACTTAGTCTTTCACGGAGGATTTCAGCATCACGCATTTCGGTGAAGTTGTTGTCCTTCATGTAATTGTAATAGATATCTTCTTTAAAATCTTCCCATTCTTCTAAAGTGCAAATGCCTTTTAGAACGAGTTGAATTTTCAATGCATGGTCAAAAATTTGAGAGAACTTGTTACGCAGTCTTACAATAAACTTTGTAAACTTAACTTCATCTCTTGTGACTTCAGTTGTACGACCAACACCAATCATACCACCTTGTTGTGGTTCTAAACGAGAGATTGGCACATTCAATGCATTTAATAGTTTCTGTCTGAAATACTTAACATCTTCCAACTCACCAAGATTTTGGCCTGCTGGTAATGTAGTAATCTCTGTACCTTTACCACCTTCACGGCGAGGTAACCAGAAGTCTTCTAACATAGACATGTGTTTGCGGTCATCACGCAATTCACCTGTACTTGCATCGTAAACCATTTTGTTACGATACTTGGCCATAATATCTTTTAGATATTGTTCTGCTTTGCCTTTTGGTAAGTTACCAACGTCAATATAGAAAATACGGCGTTCAGGTGCTCTTGATAGACGATAGATAACTACCGCATCTTCAATCATACGCAACTGATTAAGTGGCTTGATAGCCTTATGTAAGTATGAAATAACAAATGTGTTCTTTGCATCCATTAAACCAGAGTTCACATTGATAATGGACTCTGGTGCAATTCTTAAACCTGCATTAACACTACTTGTATAAGCTTGTGTTGTTGTGCCTTTGTCGTTATACACATAGTATTCGGCAATAGACGCAATAATTTGAGCACCAGTTTTTGGGTCTCTATCTTTTTTGATTTCACGGACCTTACGAATCTTTCGTGGGTCAATGTATCGTAATTCTTGGATACCTTCTCTTGGTTTAGATTCATCTACCACTACATGGTAATAAATCCGACCATCAATGTACCATCTCTTAAACAAATCATCTGAAAGATTACCGAAGTTTAACATCTTTAAGACGTTTTGGAATTCTTCTGAGATTTTCTTTTTGATTGTTTCTGGTTGTTTTAAATTATCTAAAACAATGTCTACTGTTTTACCTGAAACATCATGTGTAATGGCTTCGTTGACAATATCATCAATTGCCATTTCTAATTCGGGGTGATTAGCCATTTCACGGTATCGTGTGACCAATTCTATTTCATTGCGAACAGAACCTTCTAAGTCAACGTATGTACCATAGTGTGCGTTTTGCGTTATCGTTACCGCACCATCATCCATCGACTCCGTTGGGAGTGCGAATGAAGCTTGTTCAGGTGCTTGAACCTGAACAATGTCTTTTTTACCGAGTGTAAAGCCGAAGAGCTTGACTGCCATTAAATATTCATCCTATAAAAATTGAGAAAGGCCGAAGCCTTTCTCTTTACACAACACCGTCTGTTACTGATTCCCACCATTGGTAAGAAAGTGTAACACTAAATTCTTCGATTGTATCGTTAGAACCCCAATCCACATCAATACCAGATATATCTGTTGGGAATAAACCAACAAATTTATACTTTTTCAATGTGTTGCCTTGTTTGCCAAATTGAGTAACTTCACCATCTACAGAATAACTGAATGGTGATGTTGCTAAAGGATTACGCACGTTAAGATTGTGACTATTGATACTGTTCATCCATCTTTCGAAAGCATTACGGATAACAAAGTCTTCATCGTTAATGATTGTAATTGACCAATCAGCAAAAGTTCTATTGCCTACAAATTTTAGTTCACGACCAAAATATTGTACAGGCACAACACCTAGTGTAGAACCAGGCAATTGTGCAGTCTTACACATGAATGTAAGTTTAGTTTGTGCATTACCTGGCGCAGAAAAGCCAGGAAAAGGCATAGAAACTTCAAAGAGATTGGGACGGGCACCGTCCCCTGTCATTTGACTTCTAAATTCGTTTACGCTAAATGCCATTTTTATTCTCCTGTTCTTTTATTTATTGAAACTTTCCAACGACTTCTTCGAAGGAAACGCCGGTGCGTGTCGCAACAAAGTTCAATTGGATAAAGTTGATTGAACGAGCAGGTTTGATATAAATGTCACCAATGAATTCATTGCGGTCAATAACTTCACCTGTGTTGTTTGATTCATTACAGATAACACGGAAGTCAGTAATACCACGGCGACCTTGTACGTCACGCAAGAATGGTTCTACAAGTGCAACAAATTGTGCTCTTGTAAATTGGTCATTAAATTCAAACAATGAGAATCGTGCTGCTTTTGCAATTGTCTTTTCAAGTACAATAAACAAACGGCGAACATTGACTCTATCAAATGCGCTTGACTTAGAAAGTAAAGTTTTGTCACCAAATAATACAATACCTTCACCTTGGAAAGAAACAACAGGATTTATACCTTTAGCATAAAGAGTATCTCTTTCTGTCTTAGTTGGATTCCAAGATAGTTTTACCACATTACGGATTTGACCACGATTTAAACCACCTGGTGAGAACCAAGGGTCTCTTTCAATATCTGTTTTAGCACATAGACCTGCAATGTCACCATTCAATGGTACCCAACGGTACACATCGTTGTACTTATCGTATTGGTATTTCCATCCGCAATCCATAAATGCGTATGAAGAAGAACCAATACTTGAAGCCTGTGTTACACAAGCAGCAGCTTCAGAACCAGCATTGTCAACAACGTCTGATTTAGCAGGTGAGAAAAATGCAATACAATCTTTTCTTGTTTCTGCAAGAGAAATTATTGAACCACTAATTGTGTTTGCACCTGGACCAGTAACAATCAATGAAATGTCTGTTGATTCTGCACTACTGAACAAGTTGTAACTTGTGATGTTATTTGCGGCAACAATAGTACCATCTGCACCTGCAGCAGTTCCGTTACCTAATGATAGTGTTACAGCAGCTGCAAGTCTTGTGAAAGATGTGCCAGATGCATTGTTACCCCATGTAGATGAAGTATTGCTATAAGTTGCAATACCATTTGATGTTGGATGTGCCATCCAACGAACATATTTGGACTTACTTGCAAGAACATTCTTATAGTAATTAGAATTACCACTATCATCTTTAGCATCAGCTGCTTTAGATACAAATGGATATTTTTCTAATACTGTTCCAGAAGTTCCTGTAAATTTACCTTCTTCATCAATAACTACAATGTGAATCTCATCGTTGGCACCGCCTTGATTTGAAACAAAGGTAGATGTACCTGGTGTTGTGGTAAATTGTCCTGCATAAGCCCAACCACTAAATGTGTTAGCATCTGCCATTGAAACTTTCAATGTGTTACCGATTGCACCAGCAAAACGAGCAGCAAATTCACCATAAGTGTTTGCACCGCTTGAAAAGTTGTCTAACCAGTCATCGTCATTTTTGATTAGAACGGAAGTACCGTTCGCAACCGCATTTTTAGTTGCCGCACCGAAAGAGCGAACAACTTTTAGGTTATTTGAATATGCTAGGAAGTTTGATGCTGAGAACCAATATTCATAATTATTTGAGTCTGGCTTACCGAATCTATCGGCAAGACGAACTTCGTCAGAGATTGTAATAATTTCACCGATTGGACCCCACGCAAACGGCCCTGCAAATGCGCCAATTGAGGTAGCGCTTGAAGGAATAACTGTAGTCAGGTCAATTTCTGATACATTTATTCCTGGTGATAGCTGAAATGCCATTGGATTTCTCCTTTAAAAGTATGAGTCAATTTTTCTTTTATTGTCTATTTAGTTTTTTAGAAAGTTGAGGATGAAGTATAACCTCGTTCAGACCACATATCTCCATTAGTACTGTCAATAATGATTTCTTCTTTCAAACCATTATCAAATATACCTACTGGAGCTAAATCTTCATCAACTAACATGTTTTGTTCTGCCAACATTAATTTTCTTATATCAATATTGGTACTGTCTTTAAAGAATGTCTGTGCTGTCAACCATGCAAAAATAACCAGGCCCATTACCAAATCGTCATTATTTCCTTCTTCCGCA